AGTGGGCGTGCAGATGCGGCCTACCATGTGCCGGGCCAGCCAATACTTGGGGCCACCAATAGCCCCGGCGACCGCAATGAGCAGATCATCAACCTCGATGGTCTGATGATTGCGGACCAGGTCATCTATGACCTGGACGAGATGATGAATTACTACGACGTTCGCCAAGACGTCACTCATCAGCTCGGGCAGGCGCTTGCCCGCGAATGGGATCGCCGTGCAGCTCGCGTGCTTTACGCCGCTGCCAAGACCACCACTGAGCCCCTGTCCAAAGCCGGCAACGCCGGCCGGATTGGCCAGAGCCAGACCCTCTCGGCTGGCTATGCCGCTGCTACCAGCAACGCCAAAGGCGATGAGCTGGTCTCCAAGCTCAGCGCGCTGAAGGTGGCGATGGCCAAGAAGGACGTGCCCACCAGCGACCTGCTGTGTGTGGTTGGTCCTGACGAGTACGACGTCCTGCTGGATTCCACCCGCGCTATCAACGCGGACTTCAATGGAGCCAGCGGCGAGAACGGTTCCTTCGCAAGCGGCCGCGTGCTGCGGGTGAAGGGGATCCCCGTGATCGAGTCGAACCACGTCACCCAGGCTGCCTACACCAACGGCACCTACGACAAGAACACTGCCTATCAGCAGGATCTGTCGAAGTGCAAGGCAATCGTGTTCCACCGCGATGCCATCGGTGTGCTGACCCTGCGCAGCCCCAGCCTGCAAGTCACCCCTCAGGGCGGCGACTTCAACATCATGTACCAGGCCAGCCTGATGGTCGCCCGTATGGCGATCGGCATGGGCGTCCTGCGTGCTGAGTGTGCCGGCGTGATCGAACTGCCCTAAGTTCTGCTGGGCGGTTTTCATTGAGCCCCCTGCGCGGAACAGGGGGCTTTTTTGTGCCTGTCGATAGCATGAGGACTGCACCCCTGCAGAACTGCGATGGGCCTCGCGAATCAGGCCATCACCCCAGGCCGCACGACGCTGCTGGAAGCGGTGAACATCTGCCTGCAGAACATCGGCGAGCAGCCGGTCAACAGCCTGGAGAACCAGCAGATCGTTGAAGCAACGATGGCTGAGCGGACCATCCTCGAGTTTCACAAGGAAGGCCAGACCAGGGGTTGGAGCTGGAACACCGAGCAGGGATACGAGTTCGCCAAAAACAGCGCGACCAGCCAGATCACGGTGCCGGCCAACGTGGTGTCGTTTGCGCCGGATGCCTACCGCTGGGCCGGCCGATTCCAGCTGCGGGGCCAGCGGGTCTACGACAAGGAGAAGCGGACCTACAACCTTGAGGCCGGCATCACCAGCCTTGAGGCTGATGTGGTCTGGCTGCTGCCCTGGGATGAGTGCCCCGAGGCTTTCAACCGCTGGGTGACCATCCGCTCGGCGCGGGTGTTCAGCGACCGAGTGCTGAGCTCTGACTCGATCTTCAAGTACACCGCGCTCGACGAGCAGATGGCTCTGGTGGAGCTGCAGCGGGTCGAGATCGAGCAGGCCCAGCCGAACAGCCTGACGGGCGGCCCAGGGCTCAGGCCGTTCCCCACCTACTCGCCAGGGCTGGGCCTGCTGGGCCGGAACGAGGGCTATCTGCGTGGCTAATCTCGTCAGCTACACCATCCCCAACCTGATTCAGGGGATCAGCCAGCAGCCGGACGCGCAGCGCGAGCCGAGCCAGGGCGAGGTGCAGATCAACGCGATGAGCTCGCTGGCCGAGGGCCTGCGCAAGCGCGAGCCGTCGCAGGTGATCGCCAAGGTCAGCAACACCAGCTTTGGCGACGTCTACTTCCACCAGATCCTGCGGGACGCCGGCGAGAAGTACCTGGTCGTGGTGGGCAAGACCGCGATCAAGGTGTTTGACCTGGACGGCAACGAGAAGACCGTCAGCGCGCCCTACGGGTACAGCTACCTGTCGTCGGTGGTGAGCGCCAAGAGCGACATCCGCGCTGCCACGATTGCCGACTACACCTTCATCTCCAACACCAAGGCGGTGCCGGCGATGGATGCGTCGCTGGCGCCGGCGGTGGCCCGGCCATCCACGCACGAGGCCCTGGTGTGGGTGAAGGCTGCCAACTACGGCCAGACCTACAAGGTCAACGTCAACGGCACCTTGGCAACGGTGCAGACGGCCGTGGCCCCGGTGATCGTCAGTGGCTCGACGACCACTGAGAACCGCATCAGCACAGAGGACATTGCCGAAAGCCTCAAGACCGCCCTGGCCGGGGTGACTGGGGTGACGATCGTGCGCAAGGGGTCCGTGCTGCACCTCAAGAGCAGCAGCGCGATCACGGTGGCGGCCAACGATGCCAGAGCCAACGCCGACATCACGGCGATCACCAGCTCGGTGCAGGCGTTCACGGAGCTGCCGACGATTGCGCCCGAGGGCTACCAGGTCGAGGTGGTCGGCGACCCTGGCAACAAGTTCGATGGCTACTACGTCAAGTTTGTGCCCCGCACCGGTGCGGGGACTTTTGGCGAGGGGGCCTGGCAGGAGACGGTCAGCCCTGGGGTCGAATACAAGCTGAACGCCGGGACCATGCCGCATCTGCTGGTGCGGCTGCCGAGCGGGAGCTTCTACTTCGGGCCCGCCAACGGCACCACCCAGGGCGGCGTCGTCATCCCCAGCTGGGGAGAGCGCACCGCCGGCGACTACGACACGGCGCCCGATCCGAGCTTCATCGGCTACCCGATCCAGGACGTCTTCATCTACAAGAACCGGCTGGGGTTCCTGGCGGACGAGAACGTCATCCTGAGCCGCACGCGGGACTTCTTCGAGTTCTTCCCGGAGACGGTCACGGCGGTGCTCGACACCGACCCGATCGACCTGACGGCCAGCAACAACCGGGTGTCGGTGCTGCGCTACGCCATCCCCTACCAGGACGAGCTGATCATCTTCAGCGACCAGATCCAGTTCCGCTTCAACGCGGCCGAGACGGTCCTGACCCCATCGAGCGCCGTGATCACGGTGCTGACGCAGTACGAGATCGACCCCAACTGCCGGCCGATCCCGGTGCAGGGGACGATCATCTTCTGCCAGGCCAACGGTCAGTGGAGCCAGTTCCGTGAGTTCAGTGTCCGCGGTGCGGGAACTGCGCTCGTCGCCGATGCCTCCGATCTGACTGGCTACGTCAGCAGCTACATCCCGGCTGAGGTGTTCAAGCTGACGGCCAACGACACCGGCAACAGCTGGTTTGCGGTGTCGAGCAAGAGCGGCTTTGCCGACCGCATCTACGTCTACAAGTATTTCTACCGGAACACCGGCGGCGGGGCCGAGCGGGCACAGAGCAGCTGGAGCCACTGGCAGCTGACTGGCGCGGACAAGATCCTCTCGATCCTGTGTGTGCAGGAGGTGATGTATTTGCTGGTCGAGTACGGCAGCCAGGTGTGGCTGGAGAAGATGCGGGTCTCTGACCGGCTCAGCGACGTCACCCCCGACCCCTATCCGCTGCTGCTGGACCGCCGCGTCTCCACCACCACGGACACCCCGGCCGCAATCCGGGTGGCGTCAGGCACCTACAACGCGACCACCAAGCAGACCACCTGGACTCTGCCCTACACGATTGCTGCGCCAACGCAGGCCTGGTCGGGCTACGGAGCCACCACCAACGGCGGGGTCCTGCTGGGAACGGCAACCAGCGGCAACACGATCACGGCCAATGGGGATTGGTCAGGCAAGCCGATCTTTTTTGGCGAGCTCTACGACTTCGTCTACCGCTTCACGCGGTTCAAGCTCTACAAGGATGTCGGTGGCGGCAAGGCCGCGGCCAACGTCGAGCGCACCCAGGTGCGTCACGCCAAGCTCCGCTACCACGAGACCTCGTACTTCGAGGCCCGGGTCATGGCTGAGCGCCGTGACATGGCGGTCTACAAGTTCGATGGCACGGTGCTGGGCAGCCGCAACTCGAGCCTGGGCAGCGCCATGCCAGGCGGCTACGACCCCGAGACGGCCCGGTATTTCGAGGGGGTGTTTCAAATCCCGATCGCCAGCAAGGGCGAGAACTGCATCGTCGAGCTTCACAACGACACGGTCCATCCATGCAAGTTCAGCACTTGTGAGTGGGTCGGACTTGTGACCAGCCAAGCCAGGAGCCTGCAATGAAGTGGTCTGAGCCCACATCTGCAAGGGTGCAGCACATTGCCACCCACCTGCGCTATCAAGATGAGCTCGAGGTCCTCTACAGCCATGGCCTGGCGGGCAAAGACGCGGTTGAGAGGAGCTGGAAAAACAGCGCAATCTGTCGTTGCATAGATGGAGATGACGGGAGGCCAGTGGGGATCTGCGGCGTGAATGGCACAGAGATCTGGTTGCTCGGCACGGACGGGCTTCTGGCAACGCCAAGCCACCGCCGGCAGTTCATTCGCGGCGGGCGCGAGTGGGTCGATGGGTTGCTGGCCGACGGCCACGACTTCTTGGAGAACTGGGCCCTGGCGTCAAACAGCGCAACCCTGCGATGGCTGACGCACCTCGGCTTTCGGATCGACACCCCTGAGCCAAGGGGCCGCAGCGCCCAGCTG